CCAACTAGCCATGCTGACAACACAGGTGTTATTTTGATCTCCAACACTTGCATACCACTAGTTAACCACTGGGGTAGTGCAGTAGTTATGGACGGCGGATTTGACAACGACGAAGGATATCAGTTTACATACAACCGTACCAACTATGGTTTCCCAGCCACAGTTGGTGACAAAGCAGTGGCATTTGTCATGCGCTTGGCTCCATCGGTATCTAACGGTATTATTGGTGATTTGGGTGTGCGTGAACTTATTAACCGCGCTCAGTTGACATTGAGTAATTTGAATGTTCAGGTAACAGCAGGACGCTACTTGATTGAAGGTATTCTAAATCCCAACAACATTGATTCTGCCAACACCAGCTGGCAAGGACTCAACAATTTGGGCGGCGGATTCCAGCCTAGTTTTTCACAGTTCTCAACTTCACCACGTTACACATCAGAAGCCACAGGTGGCCTAACAGGTGCTCCGTTCAACACCACAGGTGGTCTAACACGTTCAGGTGTTAAAGTAACATTCAGTAGCCAGAGAACTTTTGCCAACCTAACACCTACAAACGTTTCAAGTTCGGGCGCAAATGCCAAAATCACTGTTCAACTCACAGCAGCAGGTACAGCATACTCTACCACCACCACGCAGATCACTGTGCAAACAGCTGGTGACGGGTATGCAGTAGGCGATACTATCAAGATTCTTGGTAACACCATAGGTGGCGCAACCACTGCTAACGATTTGACAATGACTGTTACAGCTATCACCAGTGAAATGACTGGCGGTGAACGTTTGTTTGCTATTCCAATTTCTACAACCAATTCGGGTGTGTTGGATCTAGGATCAGTTAAACAGATTGGCACAAGCTCTGTTCCCGGAACAGGAACTTATCCAAACGGTCCAGAGGTGCTGGCAGTTCAGATCACTGCGCTATCAACAACCACAACTCCAACAGGAGAGATTCAGTTACAGTTCCAAGAAAGTCAGGCTTAAAGACTTGCAAGATCCTGCTCAACCAGCAGGATTTTGCTTTGTACAGCTTCGAGATTTACAGTGTTCCATAAACCAGGGTGCATAGGTCTAGGCCATGCACCCTTGTCTATCCAAGCGTAGCCTAGATGTTCGTAGTTGAGTCGTGGAGTGAATTCTGTGGCAACCACACACACCCATGTGTGATATTCAAATGCAGAGTCAGCACTTGTGAATTTTTCTAATGGGATAAGACGCAAGTACGTGGGAAAGAAGCCCAGTTCTTCAATACATTCGCGCTCCATGCCGCCTAGTAATGTTTCGCCTGTTTCAATTTTGCCGCCAGGAAGTCCCCAAGCACCAGGATGCTTGACATCGTTGCGCAGGAGATACAGGTATCTTCCAGTATCTAAACTACGAAACCAAACACCAACTGCTTTTAAAGCACTAGACTCCCTGTTCCCCCTGGGTACACGCCCTGATAACTTTTCACCCATGCGTCACCGTTCCATTCGTATTGTATACCAGTAGTTATGTTTGTAACATACTGGCCAGCGGCCTGTCCTTCGGCTCTAAAAACCACTCGCCAATAGTTGCCGGTGTATTCAATGATGTCGTTGGCATTGGCAATAAGCGGTCGACCATTAGCACCTTGCCAGGCCACTGCTGGTGCAAGATTGTCTTTCTAAGGCAGAGTCTAACCCATCTTGTGGCCCGCTGGCCAAGGGATTGATCACAGCATCAATGGGTTCAAGTGTGTTTTGTGGTGCAGTGTCCGAGTCTACATCAAACAGCACAAAACGATCATCGTTGGGGTCTAGCACAATAGTGCCAATGACCTCTGACTCATCAGCCTGCACCAGTCTAACTTGACTGATACCAGGTCTGAGAACTCCATAGGTACCAATCACAGTGGTCCATAGCAAGTTGCTATCAGGTACAATCTCAGTAGGAGTCAGCGTGTCATTTCCTGGTTCTTCAACAATACTACGTTGTTGTAAACATTGAAGTTTGTTTCCAATAAGAACCACAGCCCAGTTGTAAGGAGTGATAATTTGTCTTGTGCCTAGGAGCAAATCGTTGTTGATAACAGCATTGTTTAGATCACCTTGTGCGTCATACATGGATGCAATCACACGTTCTACCACGCCCAGCTTCTTGACCTTGATTGGTGAGCTGAGCCAAATTGGTATGCTAAATTTGATTGTGGCCATGTCTATGGGGTTGTCGGTCCCAATGGGAACTGTGCGAGAAGTCCATGTGACCGATTCAAGTTCCACTACAGTCAAACTGGTCCAATCAATAAAGTTGTCAGTGCTTTGTACTTCTAAGCTGGGATTGAACAAGGTCAACATCTGCTCTAACAACTGCATTTTTTGATTGGTGTTTGATGTCCAAATATCTAGGGTAATGCCCATTTTGTAAGGCACAGGCATCAGTCGTTCAATAGTAAAAGCATTGCCTTGTGTGGGTTCAAAGGAGTCAGTGGCACTGTCATAGGTACGTTGACGCAAGTTTACCTTGCTCACATGGTAAGGCTCCTGCATGCGCGGTCGATCATAGTCTAGACCGTATCAATGCAGCTTGATTGACGCCATCAGTTTCGTTGCCGTATTCAATTTGAAAGTTGCTGACAATTCTAGTAAATTGTAACAGGAATCGGCGTAGCTGCTCATCGTAAAAAAATTGTTGCATTGTTAACTCGATGGTTGTCCAGGTTGTGTATTGGGTGGTGGGTTTGGAGGTAAATTACCGCCTTGGTCACCGTTGTCCGCACGTGGTTTAAGAGCTTCACTGAGACTCTGACGACTTGGAATATTGCCCATGTCTGTTGTACGTGTTGTGTATGTATTGTTCACAAAGCCGGAGCGTAAAGTATTATTGGCGGGTCCGTTGTTGAGATTTGTACGTACACCATCTTCAATCTTGGCCCAACGTCGCACAGTTGAATTGTATCTAAATAGTCTATTTGGGAAATAATCTAATCGCAAGCAGTAATCTCCATCCACGGGGTTCAATGGAAAAGCAACGCCAGTAGTGACTGGAGCACCATTGGGCACAGTATCCCCAGTCAAGTAACCCTTGGTATAACCGGGGCCACTTGGGGTAACACTCATTCCGCCTTGTGTACCGTCCACAGTGGTATTATCGCCTGTGGTCAGTGTAGCAGGGTTAGCAGGACTACCATCGGCCAGTGTAGGCATCACATAAAATTGTTGAGTATCGTACCCGCTCAACGGAACTTCAACGTCGGCCTGTGTGAGTATGGCATCGTTGATTTGGTTGTCTTTGGTTCGAGCACTAAACACCTCACTTTGGGTGGCAGGGGTATAGATTGCCCAGTATTCGGTGTTGGTAATTTCAATTCCAGCTGGAGCCGTAATTGGTGACCCAGCCAGTGGGATAGAAATTGCCGTTGTCCCAGATATTTTCGCTGACCACTGGCTTCTTGAGTATGTCTTTAAACTCCTGATTGTTGGTCATGGGCGTGGCTTTCACACGCCAGGTGTGTGGCATCCAAGTTTGGCTCATGCCTTCTGTGGCATAGTCAGCATCCTGTACCACATAATACCTAGGTAGTGGTTGTGGAATGGCTTGATTCAACGGATGGTAGTCTTTTAAGTTGGGTACTTCCAGCACATCACCGTTCATGAGTTTGCGCCCAAATGTGTCAATCATGTCATTGTAGTGGAACGTGATAAACAAGGTGTCGTTGTTCAAGAACAGGCCAAATTGCGTTAGATCAAAATCCACGTCTTGGTGAGTGTACACGCCGCGCATGATGTAAACGTCTTGATCATAAATTCTATCGCGGTTTTCCAGCAACAGCAAGTCTTGGATGTTTAGTGGATCCAGTGTGTCGTAAATGGGTTGGGTAGCATCACCGTTGCCCGAAAGAGCCGAGTCCTCGCCACCAGTTTGCGGGCCTGCATATTTGTGGACAAAAATATCCATACCCCCAACGGTGTACATTTCGGAGATTGTGCGGTCCAAAAGTGTACATTTCGGAGATTGTGCGGTCCAAAAACTGGTAATCGCGGGTTCGATTTGGGCGGTATAAACTTAGGCGTGGCATAATGTAGTATTTATGGGCAGGTTGACCAATAAATCCTGAACTGCTATAATTACTGCATTAATCCAAAAGGAGCCGGCATGAAGCCAGTTAAACCGCTAAATCCACGTAGTGCAGATACCAATGCCATGGGCATGGAACCTGTGTGGAAAACGCAACCCACAGACAATCGTATCAGTGCCATGAGCAAAGCATTCTCGTGGTACAACTACTTCTACGGTAAAAAAGATGCTCGTGACATGATTGTGAACTATTTGGAATCGTATGATCGCCGAGCAGATGTGCGAGTACTAAAAAGCATTCCAGATTCAGCCATACGCCTGACCACAGGCTGGTTGTGTCGCATGAAAATGGTGGGACTGGAACTAAGCGAAACAGAACAGATCAAACTGGACAATTTGCTAAAAGAAATCTTGACCAGTAAACAAACAGTTGAGGTGGAATCTGAGCCTGCTCTGGAAGGCCCAGCCCGACCAAACATACAAGATCGCTTGAGAGAAAAAGTTGGCGAGTGTGCGGCTGAACTGGATGGCATGTTTGATGAATTCATGATGGCCGGTGCCAAAATGTCAGCAGACTACAAACCCATCACAGTGATCCGCGGTATGAACGTGGCACCACAAATGGTCAATGAAATTGCCAATCGATGGAAACGTAAATTGGCAGAATTTGAAGAAGCGGTGGAGGGCAAGGACTCATTGCTGGTTGAAGCATACTCGTACTTGACCAAGATTCAATTGCGTAATTGTGTGAAGTTCTGCGAAACAGTGATCAACGACTGTGGTGCGTATGTGCAGATTAAGAAAGTGGAACGCAAACCACGCAAGGTCAAGGCAGTACCCCCGGAAAAACGTGCCGCAAAGTTCAAACATGTACTAGAGTTCGCAGAGCTCAAGCTCAAAGGACTGCCGGCCGCAAGTTTGGTGGACCGAGCCGAAGCCTGGTTGTACGATACCAAAAAACGCAAGTTGATCCATGTGGTGGCAGACAACACTGAGAACTTGATCATACTCAAAGCCTGGTAAATAAGGGGGAACGGAGTTCCCCCAATGGCTGAACAAAATACATTACCTGAGTTAAAGCAAAACCTTATTGAGTATTGCAAATTAACCATGGGTGATCAAATAGTTGATCTTGAATTAGACCCTGCGCACTACGAAGCGGCATATCAACGCACAATTGGCACCTATCGCCAACGTGCCAACAATGCCTATGAAGAAGCATACATCTTCATGGAGTTGATACGTGATTTAAACATATACACCTTGCCCCAAGAAGTGTACAGTGTACGTCAAATATTCCGCAGAACGTTTGGCGATTCAACAGGACCGTTTGCGTCGAATTTTGACCCATTCGCCCAGGCTTCAATCAACGTGTACCTCATGAACTTCAACGTGGCCGGCGGCTTGGCTACATACGACTTCTACAGCCAATACGTTGAACTGGCCGGGCGTATGTTTGGTGCCTACATGAACTACACCTGGAATCCAGTTACAAAGAAACTGCAACTGATTCGTGATCCCAAAGGCACTGGCGAAAATGTCCTGCTTTGGGTGTATCAAACCAAACCTGAAATCCAATTGTTGAGTGACTATCAAATCAGCCAATGGATTCGGGACTACATGGTTGGCGCTTGCAAAATGATCATTGGTGAAGCACGTGAAAAGTTTGCTCAAATTGCTGGCCCACAAGGTGGCGGGCAGTTAAACGGCACTCAAATGAAAACTGAAGGCAAAGAAATCATGGATGCCAAGATCCAGGAACTGGTCATGTATGTGGATGCAAGTCAACCGCTCACCTGGGTCATTGGCTAAAACACTGATCGCTGGCTGTAGTTATGTTCACAAATTGAAGTTTGATGAACAGATCAACCATTCTCAGTACATCATACGTGGATCTCCTGGCGCTAGCAATCAATCCATTGCTGCA